ATTGTAACAAATGGTGATGCAGCAAATGGTGTAAATGCATTAAATTATGCTGGAAGTTTATATTATACAAGAAATTCAGTTGAAATTGCCGTTACAACAGGTATTTCTCTCATAACAACTCCATTATCATCAAGTGGTGGTGAGTCAATTGAGTCTGTTGATTCAATTCGTAAGTTTGCACCTCAAATTTATGCGACTCAGAATCGCGCATTAAGCGCAAATGACTTTGAAGTATTGATACCGAATAAAATTTACCCAGAAACTGAGTCAATTTCAGTTTTTGGTGGTGAAGATCTTGTTCCTCCACAATTTGGAAAGGTTTTTATCAGCATCAAACCACGAAATGGTGATTTTGTTCCAAATTTAGTCAAACAAAACATAAAAAGAGACTTGAAAAAGTATTCAGTGGCAGGAATTGTCCCTGAAATACTTGATTTAAAGTATTTGTTCATTGAAACCAATAGTAAAGTCTATTATAACACAAATTTAGCACCAAGTGCAGCGTTCGTATCAACAAAAGTTCAACGTGATATTACAAAATATTCAGAATCCACTGAATTAAACAAGTATGGAGCTAGATTTAAGTATAGTAAGTTTTTAAAGGTGATTGATCAAAGTCATGAGTCAGTTACTTCAAACATTACAACAGTTGAAATGAGAAGAGATCTCAGATTAGCAACAACTGAGACAGCTGAATATGCAATTGATTTTGGAAATCAGTTTCATATAAGATCAATGAACGGTTTTAATATCAGAACAAGTGCATTTCGTGTTTCAAATGTAAATACTGATGTTTACTTGTATGATGTTCCGGATTCAAGTGGTGAAAGAGGACAAATTAACTTGTTTTCTTTAAATTCTGGTTCATCAACACCGGTAATACAGAGAAGAAATATCGGAGTTATAAATTATGTCACTGGAAGGATTACATTAGACCCAATAAATATTATTTCAGGTAAGACAAAAGATAATGTTCAAATTATGGAGATATCTGTAGCACCTGAATCGAATGATATCATCGGATTACAGGATCTTTATTTGCGACTAGATAGTAGTGTTGTAGATACTGTCGTTGATGACATTAGTTCTGGTAGTGACCCATCAGGATCAAATTATACAGTCACCACAAGTTATTCTCAAGGAAACATCATAAGATAAGATGTCAGAAAAAAGAGTTAAGTTAAATCAGATCGTAAAAAATCAACTTCCTGCCTATGTCAGAGAGGATTTTCCATTAGTTGGTGATTTTTTATCACAATACTATCTTGGACAAGAGTATCAAGGTGGGCCAATCGATCTGATACAAAATATTGACTCTTATATTAAATTAAGTGAATCCGCAAATAATATAAAAACAGCGATTACCACAAAAACGGTAGGTATATCATCAGATATTGTTTTTGTAGATAATACAAATGGATTTCCAGACCAAAATGGTCTTATAAAGATTAATGATGAGATAATCACATATGAAAGTAAGACAAACATAAGTTTTGTTAATTGCACACGAGGTTTTAGTGGTATTACATCATTTACAGATCCATCTGATCCAGAGGATTTAGTTTTTTCATCATCTAATATACAAAATCATGAAAAAAATATAATTGTTGAAAATTTAAGCGTTTTATTTTTAGATGAATTTTTAAAAAAGACAAAATTTCAATTTTTGCATGGTTTTCAGAGTGATCTTTCACCTAAATTAAATGAAGCTCAGTTTATAAGGCAATCAAAAGATTTTTATTCAACAAGAGGAACAGATGATTCATTTAAAATATTATTTGGTGCTCTTTATGGTGAAGATGCAAGCATTATAAGACCGATTGATAATGTTATATCACCATCCAATGCAAATTATCGAATTACAAAAGATATAGTAGTTGAACCGTTTGAGGGTGATCCTGAAGACCTTTTAAATCGAACTCTTTTTCAAGATTCGTTTGAAAATGTATCAAGAGCATATGCTCCGATATCGAATATAGAGAAAATATCAGTTGGAATACTTACTAACACATATTATAAGATAAGTCTTGATGGATCTTTTAATTTGGGAGATGGTTCAACTGAATTGCTTTATGGTAATTTTACTGAACATCCAAAAACAACAATTATTGGTCAAGTTGGTGTTGCACAGACATTTTTAGATGTAGATTCTACTTTAGGTTTTCCAAATTCAGGAACTTTATCCTTTACCTATGAAAACGGATCAATTGGTGTTTGCACATATGCTCAAAAAACTATAAATCAATTTTTAGGAATAAACACAACCGGAATAACAGGTGTCATTAAAGATAATACACATATCGATCAAAATACTTTTGCATATGCGGAATCAAATGGTGTAAAAGATGGAATCAAAGTTAAAATAAGATCTGTATTAAAAGATTTAAATTTACCAATCCAGACTTATTATCAATTAAGTGGTTCAAAGGTCAAAATAAAATCATTAGGAAAAATAGCGAATGGATTTAAAGAAAATGGTTGGTTATTCAATACTGCTCAAAGTTATGTTGTTAAGGAATTATCAATTGTTGATTCTGTAAATAATACATTTAAACTCGTAACTCAAGATGTTAATATTTTAAGAATTGGTGATAAAATAACCACTCACGAAACACAATCCTCTGGTGCTCAATGGGGTGATAAAATTACAGATGGATTTGATCCCGTTTCAAATAAAACTTACGTTGTTACTGACGTTTTTGATGCAAATACATGTTTGATAACTGGAACAGGTATTACTGATCCAAGAAAAATAACAAAAGTAACTCGTCTTATATCAAAAATTGATTCTGACCTGCATCCTAATTTAAATCAATTTACGGCGAATATTCAAAATGTTTATTTAAAACCAGACATAGGTTTAGTAAAAGGTGTTCCTTATTATGGGCCTTTTCATGTTCATAATGGTAAAAAAATGGTTGGAGCACAGCATGTGCCTTTCCCTCATGAATTTATAATTCCAGATCCTAATTCAAATAAGGTTTTAGTTGCATCATCATCTTTACCTTTTACAGGTATTTCAAAGTTAAATCCAAAACTTCAAAAATTTAGTTTTGGTGGGACGTATAACTTAAATGATGAACAAATCAAAATAACAGATCAAGTCGATCATAATTATTTTACAGGTGATAAAGTATATTATAGTCCTGAAAAATCACAATTAAGAGTTGTTCTACCAAATGGAAGAGTTATAGAAAAAATCACTGTTGTGAGTGCAATATTTGATGAAGGTTTTTATTTCATAAAAAGAATAGACGGAAATAACGTCAAATTTGCAAAAAGTCAATCAGATATTAATAGTGGTATTTTTGTCAAAGTAAAAACTCCAAACGGAGTTGATAATGTTACTATTAATTCAAATGACGTTGAAAAATTTGAATTTCAAGGCAAAAAAATAGAAACTCAAAAATTATTCAGAGAGTTTAAAACCCCAATTAATGATGGAAAAAAATATGTAACTGATTCTGGTTACACAGGTTTACTAATAAATGGTGCTGAAGTATTAAATTATAAATCAAAAAATTCTGTATTTTATGGTCAACTTGATGGTGTTAATATTGTAAAAGGTGGTGAAAATTATGATGTAATAAATCCACCTATTTTATCAATCAATGATTCAGTAGGAACTGCAGCTACTGGAACATGTTCAGTGAAAGGAAGTTTTAAAGAAATAAAAATATTAGAATCAGGGTTTGATTACGTTGAAGATCCCATCATAAAGATAACAGGAGGTAATGGTATTGGAGCAAACGCCGTTCCAAAACTTAGCATAGTCCCTCATGAGGTTGTTTTTAATGCAGATGGTGTAGGATTAGGAACAGTTAATATTGGTGTCGTAACATCAACCTCTGCGGGGGTAAATACATCTTCAATAGGATTTAGCACCTATCATAGATTTAGACAGGGTGAGAGAGTCTTATACGATACTCTGGGAGGCATTCCATTAGTTGGGTTAACAACTGATTCAGTTTATTATGTTAATAATGTATCTGAATTTTCGATTAAACTTCATAAAACATACTCTGATTCAGTTACAGGAATTAACACTATTTCAATAACAAATTTTGGAAATGGTGTTCAGGCGTTCAAATCACTTAATGGGAAGGCAAAGGTAAGTTCTATCGCTTTACTAGATGGTGGTCAGGGATATGAAAATAAAGAAAGAACTTGCAATTCTATAGGAATTAATACAGCGTTAGATACAATCAATATAGAAAATCACGGGTTTCAAACAGGAGAAACATTAAAGTATTCTTTTGATGGAACTGCGATCGATGGATTAGATACCACGACAGATTACTTAGTTTCCGTATTAGATGGGGATAATTTCAAATTAGTCGCAGCTGGTGTTGGGACAACCTCAAAAGATTTTTATTTAAAAACAAATCAATTCCAAGAGTTAAGAAGTGTTGGACTTGGAACACACAAATTTAATTATCCTCCAATTAGTGTTGAAATAGTAGGAAAGGTTGGATTATCATCTGTTGCTGGAAAAACTTATGATGCTGTTTTACAACCAATAGTAAGAGGTGAGATAACATCAATAAATTTAACTAATAATGGTGTTGGGTATGGTGCTTCTGAAATTATAAACTTTAATAGAAAACCTGATGTTGATTTCAATTCAGGTCGTAATGCTGTCTTAACACCAATAGTTGCTAATGGAAGAATTGTTGATGTGAGTGTTAGTTTCGGAGGAACTGATTACAATTCACCACCAGATTTGGTGGTAACAGGAGTTGGTTCTGATGCGAAATTAACACCTAAAATGAACTCTGCTGGTAATATAGTTTCGGTTAATATTCAAAGTGGTGGTGTTGGTTACGGTGTTTCATCAACATTCATAAGAGTTGATTCAGCAGGAAAGGGTTGTAAACCAGATCCGGATTTACAATCATGGACTATTAATGAAGTAAAGAAAAATGAATTAAATTTAAATGATGATGATGTTTTCATAAGCTCTCCAGTGAACAGTGAATATGGATTACAATGCTCATATGCGTATGCTCCTCGTAATTTGAGAAAAATATCTTACGCAAGTGATGCTGATGGTAATATCTTATATGGTAAGAAAGATTTAAAAATTGTTAATGGGGTAGAATCAAATAGTGATTCGCACTCTCCCATTTTAGGATATGCGTATGACGGTAATCCAATTTATGGCCCATTTGGATTTGTTACAAAAACTGGAGGTAATATTGTTCAACTTGAATCTGGATATATTGAAGAGGCAACTAAAAAAACAAATAGACCACCAACAAGTGTTTTTCCACCCGAATTTTTTGTAGAAGATTTTACATTTAAAACATCTGATAGTGATGCAGTATTAGATGAAAATAATGGAAGATTTTGTGTAACTCCAGAATTTCCAAAAGGAACTTATGCATATTTTGCGACGTTTGATACAACTCCAGCATCAGATGGCATTTTTAAGAATTTTAAAAAACCAAGATTCCCATATCTTATTGGTGATGCTTTTAAATCTCAACCAAATAAATTTAATTTCAATAGGTTATCAAATCAGGATTACTATGATCTTGAAAACTCTGATTGTGTAAGAAATACATTTCCATATTCATTTAATAAAGATTTTAGTGGTTATGATTATATACTTCAATCAAATCAATTTGTTACTCAAGATTCAATAATTAATTATGCTGAGAAAGGTAGTGTTGATCGAGTAGGAATATTATCTGCAGGAAGGAATTATCAAGTTAATGACAAACTCGTATTTGATGAAAGCATTTCAGCATCATTTAATGCATCAGGTAAAGTTACTAGAGTAAAGGGGCCTGACATATCGGAAATAAGCGTCGTCACAACAACGAAAGAAAATATTGAATTCATACCAGATTCAAAAGATACTTTTGTTGGCATAGCAACAACGAGTTTAAATCTTCAAAACAATACTGTTGTTAATGTTGGATCTTTATCCACAACAACCACATCATTAGAGGGAACTTATGCTATAGGTATTACATCTGATAGGTTAATATTATCTCAAGGGATTGGAACAGCAGCAGCGACTGGCGTTGTTACTTTCTTCCCAGTTGTAGGTAATCTTAGAAAGATAAGAGAGAATGATAGATTTAAGGTAGGTGTTGGAACTGAAATAGTAAAGGTATTAAATGTTGATCGTAGATTAGCAAGAATAAGAGTTCTAAGATCACAGTCTGGTATTGCAACTAATATTGGTATTTCACACACTGCTTCAACTATTTTAGAAGAGATACCAAGAACTTTTAAAATTACAACTGGTTTTACAACATCAGTAGATATAAAAGAGAATAGAGAATTTTATTTTGATCCAGAGGAAGCAGTTGGATTGGGAACAACCTCTGGTGTTGGTGTGGGAACATTTAGAACTTTCAATAATCCCGGAGCAGGAATTACAGGTATTTTTATACCAAGTCAATCTTTATACATACCCGGTCATGGATTAGAAACTGGTGATGTTGTCACTTATCAAACAAATGGAACACCTCTAAAAGTTAAATTTAAGAGTGCAATACCAACTGTAGATAAAACTTTATTTGAGGATTCTCCTTTATTTGTAGCAAATTTAGCTACAAACTTTATTGGTTTATCAACAGTTAGAATAGGATTAGGATCTACAGGAACTTTCGTTGGTATTGGATCAACTCTCGCAGGGACTGAGTTAGTATATTTCTTAGATTCTGGTGCTGGTGCGTCTTCACCAAATGGAACAGTTAATATTCATAGTATTAAAACAAAACATGATAATGTTATTACTGGACAATTACAAAAAAATCAAGTATCTGTAGTTGGCACTGGAACTCATGGTTTAAAAAATAATGACACTGTATTCATAAATGTAAATCCCGGTTTAACGACTAATGTTACAGTCAAGTATAATTTATCAAATCGAAAAGCAATATTTAATCCTCTTACTTTTAATGATTCAGGAATTACTTCTGCAACTTCATTAACAGGAATACCAAATACAATTAATATAAGCAATCATGGATTTGTAACTGGACAAAAAGTAATTCATACATTTGATGGATCTGAAAGTTCTTTAGTAAATGATAGAGAATATTATGTTTATGTAATTGATAGTGATAAAATATCTCTTGTTGAAAATAAATATGAAGTTAAAAAATTAAAACCAAATTTTGTAAAAGTTGCTATAACAACTGCCGGAACATTATCACCAGTTAACCCACCAATTACATTTTATCGAAACTCAACTGTTAACTTTGATTTATCAGATTCTTCACTTTCTTACGTTCAAAGTTCAACAAGTTATCCAGCATTTAAATTTGAATTATTTAAAGACATCGATTTAAGTCAAAAATATGAAACAAGTGGCAAAAAAGATACTTTCGATGTTTCACAAACAGGATCAATAGGTGTCTCAGCTAATGCTAAAATTACATTAAGGGTAGATGAAAACACACCAAAATTATTATACTACAAATTGTCTGCGGTTCAAAGTGATCAAAACACAAATGAAAATAAAGAAATTGTTGTTGATGATGAAATTGATTTAAACAATCAAATAATCATTAAAAATAGTGAATACAATGGTCAATTTAATATTGTATCAACAGGATCAACCACTTTCATTTATGATATAAGTGAAATACCAGAGTCAACATCATATACATCACCCTCTTCAAAATTAACTTATTCAACAATATCAACAACAGCATACGGCGGTATTGATCAAATCACACTTACCGATCGTGGTAGCGGATATGTCACAATTCCCGGTATCACAACAATCACCTCAGATTTAGGAGATAGTGCTGTTATTGAAACATTTAGTTCAACTATTGGAAAAGTAACAAAAACTACTTTAGAAAATATTGGATTTGATTATCCCTCTGATCCTACTTTAAGACCTGATGTGTTATTCCCACAGGTGTTAAGAATTACACCGTTAACTGGTTTCAAATCAATAGGTATCACATCTTTAGGTGTTGGGTATATTCAAGATCCTAATTTAGTCGTTGTAGATGGATTAACAAAAAAACAAATAACTGATGTTGATTTAAGATTTAGACCCGATGATTTATTTGTAGAAATTTTAGAAAATAGTGAGTCAATGAATGCATCGACTCCAACAATCGTTCCAACTGGTAATTCAAATGGAATAAGAGTTTCTAATTTAGAATATACATCAACAGATAATTCAGTAACAGCGACAATCAAAAAACCATTTAGTGGTGTTGTTGGTTTCTCTGGAACATTCATAGATCCCTTCCCATTTACGGTGGGTGATAAAGTTTTAGTTGAAAATGCTAGTGTTGGTGTTGGTTCAACAGCGTCAGGATTTAATTCAGCAAATTATGATTATGCAAGATTTGAAATTTTAGAGGTAACTCCTAATTACGGTGGAATAGGAACTGTCAAATATAGTATGAATGATTACTTATCACAAAATGTTGAATTTCCCGGTATATTTGATTCAGTAAATTCTGCTGCTGTTTTGATACCAGATAAGTGGTTCCCACAATTTGATATCAAACTACAACCTAATGAATTTAGAAAGGGTGATGATGTAGAGAGCGTTGATTCTAACGGTGTAAAAATAACTGGAACAGTTTTTGATTGGAGTAATTCAAGCAAATATTTAACTGTAGAAAGTTCAAGAGAATTTGAAAATAATCAAATAATTGAACAAGTTAGATTTCGTGGCGAGAGAATTGGTAATAAAACTTACTCATCACCAACTGGTGCTAAAGGTTTAATCAAAGAAATTGTTAAATTTGAAAGTAGTTACAATCTCGATCACTTTTCAACTGTTGAGAATGGATGGGAATATAATACAGGTTTCTTAAATAATGAATTGCAAAGAGTCCATGACAATGACTACTACCAAGCATTCTCATATTCAATTAAATCAAAAGTTCAAATTAAAGAGTGGGATAATATTGTAAGTTCTTTAAATCATACAGCTGGATTTAAAAAGTTTAGTGATTTACAAATTGAGTCTGATAAACTTGATTCGGGTTCTAATAAATTATCAAATATAGATCCTTCAAAAAGTGTTGTTACAACATTAGTTGATTTAATTGGAGTAGAGAGTTTACATCGTGTATATGATTTTGATTTAGCGAGTGAAAATTATTTAGAAACAGCATCAAGACCTTTATCAGATGAAATAACATTCAATTCAAGATTAATCACTGATTTTTCAGAATCTGTTTCTAACAGAGTTATTACAATTGATGATTTTAGTAACATATTTAACAGTAACCCTAGAACAACAAGGTATGCAGATGTTTTCCGTAATGCTTTGTCTGATGGTAGAGTTCAAATGTTCTTTGCTCTCGTATCTGATAGATTGTTCACTGGTGAAAGACAAATAACGATTATCAATACACTTCACGATTCTGGAAGAGGACAGACCATGCTCAATCAGTATGGTGATATTGAAACAGTGACCGATTTAGGATCATTTGATTATGTGATTGATGGAAATGAATCTGTGTTAAGATATTTTCCAAACAAATTTCAACTTAATAACTATAATGTTGTTTTATGGTCTTATCAAATCGATGCTCAAAAATTAGGTATTACAACTGATACTGTTTCATGTGGTAGCACTACTCTTCCAGCAGCACCAGCAAACCCTACAACAGGTCTTAATGGTTCTTTAATAAGTATCGCCACAACTGCTGTAACAATCGCTGGAGGGGCAGCAGGGACTGTATTTACTTTAGGTGGTATCGGAACTAATATTTCCGGACATAGATCTGCAAAAGTTTTAGTAAGTGTAGAAGCTGGCGGTGGTGATTTAAATGGAAGCGTCGAATATGATCAAGTAAGTTTAATTCATGATGGAACAAATGTAGGATTCCAAGAATATGGACAATTAACAATACACTCAGTTGATGCATATTCCTCAACAAGTAACATCGGAACATATTTCCCGTTTATGGACGGTGATGATTTAGTTTTATCATATACACCTAATTCAGGAATGTCTACTGCATTCATCAACGCATTAGCAATTGGTATTGCAACTGAAGGATACATTGGTATCGGTTCATATGATTTCTCATTCGCAGAGATGTCAGCACAGTCAACTGGTATATCATCAAGTTCTACACCTATTCCAGTTGGCATTGCAAGTTATGGGAATGAATATGATGCTGCTTATTGCATAGTTCAAATAGCTGATGTGTTAAATGGTAGTTATGAACTCGCCGAAGTTGTTATGATCGATGATTTTAACGATGAAAATCCCGAAAATATAATGTTGACTGAGTATGGTAATGTAAAAGTTGGAACTGCCTCTGCTGGATTAGGAACAATAAGTGCAAGAAGAACTGGAACAGATAATGAGATTACAGAATTAACATTTGTTCCCAATGCAGGAATCGGAGTTTCTATTACTACATTCTTAAATGCATTAAGACCAGAAGAAAATACATCATTATTACCATCTGAGGCAACAAGAGAAGTTGGTGGAGAGGGAATAAAAGATTTGCAAAATGCATCATTAGAGAGTGGATTTGCAATTTATGAGGGAACTGATGTAGCAATTAAAAGACAATTTGCACTTGAAAATAATGGAAATCCAATATTTAAAACACCCTATGATGGTTCAAGTTCTGAAGTGGTTAATTTAACTAATGACACTATTTCAATACCAAATCATTTCTTCGTAAGTGGGCAAAAAGTAAATTACTCACCGGGCGCAGGAACATCGATTGGAATAAACACAGCTCCATTTAGTATGCCTGAATCTGTTTTCATAATAAAGAAAGGTGAGGATAAAGTTCAAGTTGCACTAACAGCACAAAATGCTCTTAAAGAAATAGCAGTTCCCATAGGATTGTCAACAGTTGGTATTGGAACATCACATACTTTTACCGCTATTGATGCTAATCAAAAAGTATTAGTTGCGATTGATAATATGATTCAATCACCTATCGCTGGAACGTCTGTTACAACAACAATTTCAGAAAAAACAAATATAGGTGATGATGTTATATTCTTTAGTGGAATAACATCATTCTTTGGTGCTGATTATATCAGAGTTGGAGCAGGAGATACTCAAGAAATAATGAAAATTGTATCTGTAGGTATCGGAACTACAAACGCGATAAAAGTAAGAAGAGGTTGGTTAGGAACAACAATAGCAGGATTTAGCACAGGTGATTTAGTTGAAAAAATAAGAGGTAATTATAATATTGTTGAAAATGAAATCAACTTTATTGAAGCACCTCCCGGAAAGAATCCAGTTGGATCAATTACAAATCCACCTGACGCAAGGGACTTTACTGGAATCACAACATCATCTAGTTTCCAAGGTCGTGTATTCACCCGTTCTGGTATACAAAATGGATCCGAAGAGACTTATACGGATAACTACTTGTTTGATGATTTAAGTCAAGGATTTAATGGACAAACAAAAGTATTTGATTTAACCCATAATAATGGAACAGCGATTACTGGTCTTGCTACTGGGCCTTTAGTTTTAGTTAACGGCATATTACAATCACAAGGATCAAACGGAAACTTTACTCTAAGTGAACCATCCGGCACACAATTAACATGGACTGGAGAAGCAAGTGGTGTTAAAAGAGATCCAAATGTAGCGTCTATTCCTGTTGGTGGATTAGTTGTTTCAATGGGATCAACTAGAGGATTTGGATATCAACCATTAATAGGTGCTGGTGGAACCGCAGTTGTGTCATTAGCAGGAACTATCAATAGTGTAAGTAT